AAAAGTACAGCCATGAATGAAGCTATTGAAGCTCAACTTATGGGTGGAAGAAAGATTTCTGGAATGCCCATTTCTAATAACAGTAAATCAAAAGTGATAACAGGAAGACAGCCTAACTTTCAAGACTGATTCTATTATCACATAATTAAGGAGAAAGAAACATGGCAAGTGTAAATGCCCCACGAGGTTTAACCCTCGCTAAGAAAAATGGTGATGGTTCTAACTCTACTGGTATACGAACTATTGATTTGAATCATGCAAGCCCTAAAGTGGCTTCAGCATTAATTCCTTCAGATATATTTACAGGAGATCCAATTTTTATTGAATCTTTAGGTACAATTAAACCTAATCCTGCAAATGTTACAGTTAAATGTGCAGGAGTCTTTCAAGGATGTAGTTTTGTAAATGGTAGTGGAGAACAGAAGTTCGCCAAAAGTATTGTTGGTGGAGTTACAGCAACTGATGTAAAAATTCATATTGCAAGTGACCCTGATCAAACATTCTTTATTCAATCTAATGTAGGAGTAACAACTTCAACAAATCCAATAGGTGTTGGTGTTTGGAATGCACCTTGGGTTTTAGGTACTGGAAGCCACAGAACAGGTAATAGTGCTTATGCTATGGATGGAGATGGAAATGTTTTATCATCAAGTCATTTGAGAATTATACGTAGAGCACCTTGGGATACAGGTACCAGCACATCAGCAGGTATTACAGACGCATTCCCTTGGTATGAAGTACGTATTGCTTCTCACATGGATAATTATGTCTTAGCAACTGTTTCAGGTGCATTATAATCAGGAAAGGATTAAATAAATGGCTATCAATAGATCGAGTATTGCCAAAGAACTACTCCCTGGACTGAATGCAGTTTTTGGAATAGAGTATGGCGAAGTAAACGAAGAACATAAACCATTATACGAAATAGAATCATCAGACAGAGCATTTGAAGAAGAAGTACTCTTCACAGGTTTTGGTGGAGCACCAGTTAAAAACGAAGGTGCTTCAGTTGTTTATGATGATGCATCAGAAAGTTATACAGCACGTTATACTGCTGAAACTGTTGCATTAGCATTCGCAGTAACTGAAGAAGCTATGGAAGATAATTTATATGATACTTTTGCAAAACTAAGAGCAAAAGGATTAGCAAGATCCATGGCAAATACAAAACAGCAAAAAGCTGCTGACTTGTATAATAATGGTTTTGCAACCAATCAAGGTGATGGTGTACCAATGTTTAGTGCAGCACATCCAGTTGTAGGTTCAGGTACAGTAACTAACATTACTGCAGCTGCTGCAATAGCTGAAGCAACTTTAGAAGCATCAATCATTCAGATTCAAAAAACTACTGATGATCGTGGCATTCTAATAGGTGCTAATGCAGAATCATTGCATATACCTACTGACTTATTGTTTACAGCTGATACAATATTAAACACTCCAGGTTCAACTGGTACTGCTAATAATGACATCAATGCTGTTAGACACTTAGGTGTAATACCTGATGGCTTCTATGTGAATAGAAGATTTACAGATGTAAACGCATGGTTTATTAGAACTAATGTACCTAATGGTACTAAGATGTTTAATAGAACACCTTTACAAACAAAAATGGAACCAGATTTCGATACTGGCAACTTACGTTTCAAAGCACGTGAAAGATATTCTTTTGGTGTTTCTGACTGGCGTGGTTGGTTTGGAAATCAAGGAGCCTAATTACTAAATATATTGAGGAGAGTAGAAATATTCTCCTCTTTATAATCTAAGGAAAAAATATGTCTACAAATATTACAACAGCTTATAAAAAAGACTCTGGTATTATTATAGCAGCAGCTACTGTAACAGCTAATCCAGGTTCTCTTGCAGCATCCATGGTAAATCGTATTGTAGCTATTCATGCTACTGCAGTAACAGTTGCTGGTACATTTGATATAGGAGATGCTAATGGAAGTAGAATGAAATTTGATGTTGGTGCAAGTACTGCAGCAGATATTTATATGGGAGAACTAGGACTTAAATGTCAAGGTGATGTAAGTGTTGCAATGCCAGGTAATACAGCAAGTATAACTTTAATATTAGGATAAACATATGCCTAACTATTCTTATTTAAAAGATGACATTGTAAATACAATAGAGAATGACTCTAATGAATTTGCTACTCAAATCCCTTTTTTTATAGAAAAAGCTGAGAGTCGTATAATGAAAGAGTTAGATGATGTAGCTTTAGATAGTTATACATCTATTACTTTTACAGCAGGAAATCCAGTAGTAAGTTTACCTGATGGTGCTTTAGTTGTACGTAATGTAAACTTTACAACAAGTGCTAGTATCTTTGGAGAAGTACAAGGTATTACTCCTTTACTACAAAGAACATATGAATATGCAATAGACTACTGGAACAAACCTACATCTGTAGGAACTCCACGTTACTATTCTCGTAAAACAAATACACAAATCTACATAGTACCTACACCTACTTCTACATTACCAGGTGAAGTTCAATATACAAAACAACCATTAGCTTTATCAAGTGCAACAGGAACAAGTGCAACAACTTCTAATTACTTTAGTGAGAATTGTTATAATGCTTTATTTAATGCCTGTATGATAGAAGCTAATTATTTTATAAAAGATTTTCAAGTAGTTCAAGCATGGGAAGCTACTTATAAAAATTCTGTAGATGGTCTTCGTAATCAAGCAAGACGTACTAGAAGAGATGATATGGAAACACCAGCAAGTCCTGCAGGTGGACCAACACCAGTTATTCAAGGAGCTAATTAATGGCAAGTACAGCAGACATGTTAAAAATATTAAGACCTTTAGTTTTAGGTCAATTTGATAAAGAAGAATGGGACTTTGTAAAAGGTGAAGCAAAAGGACCAGGAGGTAAAGATAGATTAGAAAGTTATGGTAAAGATTTTTTTGATTTAACTAATTACAGTAAAAAAAAAGATGGTGGTATTATTAAAAAAAAGAAAAAACTACAAGAACCTCGAGGTAGACCACCTAAAGAAAAAAGAATGTTAAGAGGTCCTGCACCTAAAATTATTAAGAAAAAAACAGGTGGACAAATAGGAAAACCTAAAGGATGGGGAGCTGCTCGACATGCCAATAACTAGAGCTAAAATAATGCAAGAAATAATGAAACCAAATACTAAAAAGAAAAAAAGAAAAAAAACTAAAAGGAAAAAGAAATGAATAAAGAATTTATAATTGGATCACAAGGGAGAACTATAGGAAGTTTAAACTTAGTATCTTCTGATAAACTAACAGGCAAACCAACAGGTCAAGGCTTTGGTGCAGCTCGTAAAGGACCTGCAGTACAAGGTAAAATAGAAGCTGTATCTGACGCAGCTTATCCTCAAGGAGAATCGTTTGAGATAGGTGGAGTTAAAAACTCACCAATAGAAGGAGTAAAGTAAATGCCAAATTTTAAAGTTAAAAATAAAGATGGTACTGTTAATAAAAAAGAAACAGCTCGTGTTAAAGAAAATGCTAGACTTATGGAATTAGAAAGAAAAAAAGATATGTCTGGCAAAACTAGAAAAAAAAGAATAACTGAAATTCCTAGAGATGCTATTATACAAGGAACTAGAAAAGTAATGTCTAAAATGCCTGGAGCAGTAGGTAGAGCAGGCAAAAAACAATTAATGCTTAAGCGTATGGCTAAAGAATTGGATAAAAAAACAATGGAGAAAAAAATGTATGGTGGTAAAGTTACTAAAAGACCTATGGGTGGTAAAGTATATAAAGATACTGTAAAAAGACCTATGGGTGGTAAAGTATATAAAGAGACTGTAAAAAGACCTATGGGTGGTAAAGTCTACAAAGTAGACAATGCAGGTCAGATGATGGTACAAAAAATGTATGGTGGAAAACTAGGCTTTTAAATGCTAGGTGGTTTACCAGTTGAAATGATAACTATGTTAGGTTCTAGTGTACTAGGTGGTGTGATGTCTATGTGGAGTCAAAGCATTAAAGCTAAACAAGAACAGCAAAAGCTTTTAATGACTAGAGCTAAATTTCAAATGGATGAAATAGACAAAGCTAGAAAGTTTGATAATC